TTGCCGCTGCTGTTGCAGAGGCTGCTGCTGCTGCGACGCTTGCTGCCATAGTAGAAGCAGAAGTTGCTGCGCTAGCAGCAGATGTTGCTGCTGCAGTCTGAGAAGCACTTGCTGAGTTAGCAGAGGTTAGAGCACTTGCTGCTGATGTCGCAGCAGATGCTGCGCTTGTAGAAGCAGAGGCAGCGCTTGTGGCTGCTGCTGCTACTTGAGCATCTGCAAAGTCTTTACGTACTGCATCGCTAGCATTTACTGGTGTTGCAAGATTAGTTACTGTGAACCCACCAGCATTAAGGTTAGTTCCAAGAGTCTTGTTACTTAGTGTCTGTGCTACGTCTGCAAGTACTACTGTACCTGTTGCGTTAGGTAGGGTTATTGTACGGTCAGCAGTTGGTTCTTCAACGGTCAATGTTGTTTCGTGAGCGTCAGCAACAGCACCTTCAAAGACAATGCTCGCATCTACTCCAGCACCTGAAATGGTAGGGTTAGTAATAACTGGTGATGTAAGGGTCTTGGCAGTAAGTGTCTGAGTCTTGTCAGTACCTACTACGACACCTTCACCTGCTGCAATACCGTGCATTGTGTGAGCACCAGTACCATCGTTGTATCCACCAGTTGCTTCAATGTGAAGGTTGGCTTCGCGGAAATCACGACCAATTGCCATATGGCGAACAGCAGCACCAGCGGAGTGAGCCTGACCAGTACCAGAATTTTCAACACCACGGGTAATTGTTAATACGTTAGTACTAACAACCGTGACATCTACAATTTCTTCAAGGGCTGTATCTGGGTCAATGACAACAGTAAATGTTGTACCAGCGGTAACGCTTGCACCACCGAGTAACGCGGAGCCAGATACTACAGTACAACTAGTTGCTGTGTCTGTAAGGTTGGCTGCTAGCGTTGTCTGCTGAGAGCGTGAGGAATATTTTCTTGTTGTCATTTATCTACCTATCGGCTGTAGTGAACGCGGATTGGATACTGGGATTGTTGTCTTGCTGTTTCTTCATTAAGGCGTTGTGTATAGAGTGCGTAGAGTTGCTTGGTAGCAGTCTGTGATGCACCGAATGGACGCTTACTATCTGTCTCATCTGCCTGAGGACTTACCTGAGACGCACGCGCTGGGTCTAAGTAAGTCAGTAGGCGATAAGAAGCACCTAAGATTGCAACATCGCGTGTTGAGTTAGGTAATCCTGTAATCGTGGCGTAGTCTTGAGCATTAGTTAATGCTGGTGTTGCAAGTTCTGGAAACGCTACTGGGTCAGTTGCATAGATAACCTTGACGGTACGACCTGGTTGAACAAAGTCACCGATAGTTACTGTCTGTGCTCCAGCACCGAATGCTGTGCTTGAAGCAAGCGAGTCCCAAGACCAACGACGGATTGGGAACCACTCTTGTGATGGTCCAATGTCCTGCCACATAATTGTCATAATGTTATTGATGTTGAGGTTGTTAAATGCGTAGGTAGTCTGTGCTGCGTTAAAAACAAATGTTGTTGTTTTGACTGCAAAGATGTTTGCGCCAAAGGCGCCGATAGTATCGTTGAGTGCTTTCTTAATAACATAGCGTGGGAAGGTAGGTGTAATAGTAACCTTGGCTCCAGCGGTATGTGCAGCAATCTCTGTGCCTAAGTAACCACGACCATAAGGAGGGATGGTGGCTGTATTAGATACGCGGTCAAATGAATCTAACCAAAACAATTCTTCGTCAATCTCAATAGCACCCTTACCGATATTGTCGGTAGATGCTAACTGCAAGATGATTGGGCTAGCAATAGTAGATGCTGTATCAGAAACGTCCTGAGTAATATAGGTCGCTCTATCCTGCTGGTATGTATAACCCGCAAGGTTGATGAGAACTTCATCAATCATACTTTCAAATGTTGGCATTAGATAGTCCTCAATGCTGCAAGAGCAGATAGTCCAGTAGTAGATGCCAACTCGTTACAGATAGCATTAAGGTTTTTGTAGTTATTAGGTTGACGAGCAGAATCAGCCTTGTAGTTAAGAGCAGCAATTAAGCCTTTACCTGTTGTCCCAGCCCAAGCATTGGCTGCACCTTGTGACTCCTTGAACACAGTCATTAGTGGATAATCTCCACCATTTGCTAAACGATTAAGTTCAGCACAAAATGATAAACCTGGAATGCTAGCCATTACTTAGCCTTTCTTTTAACTGCTGCGTTGTCTACTAGGTTTGGATAAGGTCGACCTGCAGCCTTAGCCCTAGCCTTTGCCTTAGCCTTTTGTGCTGGAGTCAAAGGTGTTGATTTTTTATTAGGATTCTTCTTGTCCCAGAATGCTTTCTTTTTCACCACTTCACCTTATCTGCCCAGTAGGCTGCTGACATTTTTCCTTTAGCAATATTCTTTGCGTGCCTTGCTTTGAATGATGCTTGACGTGCTGTTGGCTTCTTGTCTCCAGTAACGCCCTGTTGACCAAAGCGAATAGTCTTAACCTTGTTTCCTTCTTTAGCCACAACAACGTGTGACTTCTTTGGGTGACTTGGTGTGCGCTTAGGCTTGTTAAAGCCCGCTACTCCTGCTCGCTTTAGTCTTGGGTCCATTACTTCTTCTTCGCTTTCTTAACAGTCTTTTTCGCTTTTGACTTGCCTGCCTCAGAGAGAGCAATAGCAATAGCCTGCTTACGAGATTTAACAATAGGCGCCTTCTTTGGTCCTTTAGGATTAGCCCCTGCGTGTAAGGTTCCGCGCTTAAACTCGCCCATAACCTTTTCTACTTTATTCTTCATTTACCGAAATTCTTGTTTCTTGAACGTGATAGGTCTGATGCCTTCTTTACCTCAGGGATAGTAAGTCCTGGGTACTTCTTTGCAATAGCAGCACGTGCTTGTGCCTCTGCTTGTGCTACACCCTTGGCAGATGTCTGACGGTTTATTTCTTTGATTGCAGCGGCGCCTGTAAGCGGCTTAGCAGTAGGTGAAGCCTTAGCCTTACCAGCCTCATACTGAGCCCTCAACTTCTGAAGTTGCGCCTTAAGACGCTTCTTGTCTTCTGGAGTCTCTGCAGTATCTACTAACCAAGAACGCTTGGTATCGTATTCATCATATGACATTGGCATAATTACTTCATCTTTTTCTTAGCAACTTTTTTAGCAACCTTTTTAACGGTGCGCTTCTTCATACCCTTTTTCATTTCCATCATCTTTTCAGATTTGGATTCCATCTTCTCGCCAGCGGCATAAGCCTTTGCAGCCTTCTTACCTGCTGGTGTGTATGGGAACTTCTTATCTCCGACCATTGGCATTATATTGCTCCTACTTCTTTCATTACTTCGACGGTTTGTTTGGTGATGTTTTTTGCAGTTGGCATAGTGTCAGCGTTGTAAGGTTTATTGAGAGCCTCACTAGCAGCGTATGCCTGTTGGATATGTTTGTGCGTTGTTCCTGCTGGTTGAATACCTTGTGCTCTTGCTTCCTTGTAGGCATTCAATTCTCCGACCCACTTCTTGTCCGATATATCTCGCTTGGCATCGCCAGTAGATAATTCAAGAAGTTGTATCTTGCAACCAAAGCAACCTTCTACGTACTCTGGGTGTGTCTGTATCTGATGTAATCCCATTTGTCCCTATACCTCTGTGAAGTTTGCCTCTGTGACACCAACACCACCAGCAATTAATGCTGCCTTTGTTGTATCGTCCACGTTGTAGTTTCTTCCACCACGATAGACTTGCTCAAAGGTTGGTAAGTCTGAGTCAAGGATGTATCGTTCCTGGGAGTAGACTCCGTTTTGCTTTACGATTGACACACCTACATCTAATTTATAGAAGTAAAATAGGCGTGCTCCACCAATAGGACCTTCTTGTACTGTTGGTGTTCTGAATAGCCAAGTAGCCATTAGTCCTCCTTAGTGAACTTACTCCGTGACAGGGAGTTTCCCCCCTGCCACAGCGTCAATTAACTACTAGAGAGCAGCGATTGATGAGCCTGTTTCCAAGCGGTAAAGTGCTTCTTCACGGTAGCGTGCAAAGCCGAGTACGCCGTACCAACCCATTGGGCGGAAACGCATCAACTTGTCAACGACTGGTCCGATAACAACGTGTGGCTCTTCAGCAACTGCCTGAGCAAGTGCTTGCTTTCCACATACGATTGTTGAGAATACGCGAGTTACTGGTGTAACTGTAACAACTGTTGTTGCTGTAACTGCTGCTGAGTTAGCAACGTCTACAGTGATTGTTGTTGTTGAGCCTGTTGTTGAAAGAGCAGTAATCTTTGCAGATGTACCGATTCCAGTTCCTGAAATCTTGTCGCCAACTTCAGCGCGTGATGCAATTACAGAAGATGAAGCAACGCCGAATGTGAATGCGGCTGAAACTCCTGCAACTGTTACTGCTGTTGTTGTCAATGCTGTCTGGTCTGCACCTGACTTTGTTGAGTACAAACGTGGTGATTCTACAAAGAATGCACCTTCGTATTGTCCAATTTCTCCAGCATAGATGTTCTCTGGTGTGGAGTAATTGTGTGGGTCGCGCCATCCTGCTGCGCCTGTCTCTGCACGAAGGTCGTGTGAAACTTCTGGGTGGATACCTGTCCAGTATAGTGAACCCTTACGGTATGCAGCCTTTGCTGAACGCAACTTAGCAACAGCCTTACGGATGTCTGCTGAGTCTAGTGTTGCAGCAGCAGTGATTGTTGCTGTTGATGTAGCAGTTGAACCGCCGTAGATTACGTTTGTTCCACCGTTAAGTGTGGTCATCGCAACCTTATCGATTGAATCTGCAAGGTTGAATGCAATTACGTTAGCAATTGCTGGGTCTACATCTGCGAGTGAGAATAGTTCCAAAGCGCGTGTTACAAGAACAGAGTTACCGTACTCGTTAAGAGTAATTGTAACTGTGTTAGGTGTTGACAACGCGACTGAATCTGGGTCTACTGTCTCTGTTAGTGTATCTGTTGCTGCGTTTAGGTCAACGTACTTCTGTAGAACTACAGTTGAGCCTGGAATTGATTGCTGTGCTGGTGTCTTGTCTGCGACTGAACGAATTAGTGGTTCGGCGCGGAGAGCGAACTCAAGAAGACGGTCATACGCCTTCTGTACAAGACCTGCACCGCCGACTGTACCACCAAGAGTGGTAGAGCCTGTGGATGTGTATGCATTTGACATACGCGGTCACCTCCAAGTGACTATGAACGGATATTATTGTTGTGAGCGCAAGATTGAAAGAATGTCTTCTTCAGACGTAGCCTGTTGCATTCTGTATTCAATATCATTTGCTCGGTCAGGGGTCATAGCGTTCTGTGTAACCAAGTCCTGGTTGCGTAATGCAGCGCGGTCTTCTTGGCTTACCTTAGAACTATCTTCGTTAACCGTTAGTCCGAACAAGTCTGCATTCTCGTCAAGCCAGTTAGAAACTGATTCTTCGTTAATGTCATCCAAGTCCTTCATTACTAAACGGGCTGCTTTAAGATTGACGCCCTTCTTTTCTAGTACTGACTTGACAGTAGCCTCACGCTGCGTCTTGGAAAATCCCTCAAGTTGCTCAGTGAGTTCCTTAATACGCTTCTCGTCAGCACGCTTGGCTTTACGCAACTTTTTAAGTAAGTCGCTTCCATCCATCGGTGCTTCATCGGTTGTATCTAGGTCATCGTCTTCGTCGTCCCAGTAGTTGTTGCTCATAGCAACGCCACCCTTCTATTCGTAGTTAGTTCGCAAGCCTCAGGTTCCATTCGGGGAAATGGTCTGGCTCTTACTACCAGTCTTATACGCCAACGGGGCTGGTGGGTCCGTTAGGATTCTATTTTTAGATTAAGCGATTAGCGCGAGACTGTGATGCAAAGGTTTTAGAACCAATGTTTCCAGCCTTACCACTAAAGCGTGCTTCTTCTTGTCGAGTTAAGTCTTCTAGTTTCTTAAGTTCTGCAGCAGACTTGCCGATAACAGCCTTTGTCAAACCAGAAACTCCTAGTGATTTCATTCCTGAAATTTCAGCAAGTTTCTGTTCTGTCTCTCGTGCCGCAGCAACCTGTCCAAATTGTCCTAATGTGCTGGCGTATGTGCCACCACCCTTAGCAATATCGGCTGCTTGCTCAACGCTAATTCCACTAGGTAATTCCTTAGACAATCCAAGACCTTGGAATTCTGCAGCAGAAAGAACTTCATATCCTGCAATTTCTTGTTCTAATTGCTTAGCACCCTTTTCACCAAGTGCAAGTGTCTTTGCAAGTTGAGTGCGGTCAAGATATGGAAAGAATCTTTGAAGAGTTTTCTTTGTTGCAGCAGGTGCGTTATCAATACGGTCAAAGATGTTTACAATTCTTTCACCAAACTGTGTAGCAGATATACCCTTACTAAGAACATCTCCCAAGAAATCCTCGTTAGCCAAATCACCTAAGTTGGATGCTTTAAGAATGTCGCCCATCTTTGATTCTGTTGCAAAGTATTCAGCAATAGTAGGCACAGTAACCGCCTTACCTGCTTGCTTCATCTTCTGAAGAGCAAAGATACCTTTGAATCGTTTAGTAAAGTCAGCCATTAGCGGATTGTTTTCAGACTCAAGAAGAGCCATATTGAATGCTTCTTCCGAGGTTGCGCCTTGCTTATAAAATTTAGATACAGCCTTGTAGAGTTCGTTAGCCCAAGGTTTAGCCATTTCTGTTGCACCAAAGAAAACCGCAAGTGTTTGCTTGAATACATCTGATGCTAAAGTGGGACCAGTATCAGTAGGTTTTGTTGTAGTAGTATCTACACTTGTCGTATCAACAACCGCTGGGTTATCAGGACTTGAAGTAGTAAATGATACATACTTTCCAGAAGCATCTTTCGTAAATGCAGCACCAAATGTTTGAGATGAATTAGGACTAGTTGCTACAGATAATTGATTGTATGTTTTTCCATTTTTATCTGTTACTGTTTCAATTTTATAACCTAAGTACCCAGATGATGGTCCAAACAACTGTTCTAATTCTTTAGGATAAGGTCCTTTTGTAAATCCTGCTGGCAAACCCGTCGCTGTTGCAGTGGATGTTGGTGTTGGTGTTTGAATATTAGAACCTGGAACTCCAAGAAGTCCGCCTTTTGCAGTAAAAGATTTAAGTGCTGCTGTTGTTCTGGCTGCTTCTTGAGCAAGTGGTGACGATGCTAGACGTGCTGCAGTTACCTCTTGAGCGCGGGTTTCTGGCACCGCTTCAGCATTTGCTTTTCCTAATGCGGTGATTCGGGCTCTTTCTGCTGCGTCAAGATTTGCTTTTTTTATTTTGGCTGCAGCCATACGTGCTTCGGCTGCGTCTTCGTATGCACCCATTATACTCCAAATCCCATCGCTCTAGCAACGCCTACTGCGGAGTCGCGTGCTAATTCTTTAGACCAACTTGCTTTTTCTGAGTTGGGATGATTCTTTAAATATGTAATCCAGTCAGATAGTGAACCCATTGGCACATTTCCTGCTGTTCCATCTGGACGCACAAACTTATCTAAGTCTGGATTGTCTAGGTCGACAGTATTGGGGTCAACTTCCCAGTACTTAGCCATCTGTGTGATGTAAGGTTCTACAACATCCATAACAGTTAAGCCAGGAGTATCTTGCAATCTCTTTGCAAATAGCGGATAACGTAGTGCAGCCTTGGCTCCTAGGTCTTTCTTAAGAGCATCAATGGTTTGCTTACCTGAAGCAAGTGCTACACCAAGAGCGTTAATTTCTTTCTGACTTAAATCAGATATTCCATTAGCCCTGAGTATTCCTTTGATTGAAGAAATCTGTGTAATAGCACTAGAAGGTAACTTAGTTGTGTCTGCAAAGTTAACCTTTGCCCACAAGAAAGACTCTGTGAAATCTTTAGCATTAAATAATGATGGAGTAACGATTGTCTCAGTGCCACCTGTGGCAGCCTTACGAGTGGTCGTCTTTCCAGAAGCCTTAGCCTCTGTGTTTAACTTATTAAAGAATTCTTTTTTGTCTTCGGTAGTAAGTTGACTGACATCAAAACCAATGGTATCTGCAATCTTAGTCAACAACGCGTCTGCTGTGATTGGGTCGTACTCTGTATAGGTTACGCTTTCACCATTAACAGCAGGAGAGTTCTTTGTTAGAACATCTAATACATCCCAAGGGCTTTGCTTTTTGCCTTCTTTAAAGGCAGCAATAGCACCATCTACAATGTCATTCCATAGGGCTTGACGAGCAGTATCGGTTGGTTGTTTATTAGCAATAGTAAGAAGATACTGAGTAAGGGCAACCTGTGCACTTGATGGTAGTTTAGCAAAAGACTTCTTGATTATAGAAGCATCAGCCTTAACTAGATTACCCTTTGCATCTGGCATCCAGATATAGGTAATCTTAGGACCCTTTGTTTCCTTTTTAGGAACAACAATGACTGGAGGTGGTGGTAATGGTGTCACTTCTTAGGCTCCTTTATATTTAAACTATCATTGCTGTAGTAGCGTGTAATCATTCTTTGTAAGGTTGGGTCCCATAAAGAGAGATTTTCTTCAAGATAAAGTTGCCATTGCTCTTCAATCGCACCCTTGTATCCTGTTGGTGCATCTAGTCGCGCCTTGCCAAATGAATCTCTGTATTCAATGAATGCTTTAGCGTGGGTCCAGAACTGTGTGTTTCCAAACTTTTTCATAAAGTCTTTATCATTTACAAGTGTCTTAATACCAACAGACTGGTAGTAAGCGGTATCTTTAGCGGCTCCGCCACCACCGTATTCAAGGAACCAAGGAGCACTTACAGCGCCCAATGTTTCGGCATATTCTCTAAGTTGGTCCTTTAACTCTGGAACGCTAAGGTAACTCTTATACCCAGCCTTCTTGGCTGCAGCATTTAAATCATCTTTAAATCCTGTATAAGCCTTCCAAAGGCGTGACTTTGTAAGTTCATCCTCAACCATTTGTGGTGTCTTAAGTTGTGAGTTAAGTATAGTTCCACCAGGAAGAGTTGCATTAGGGTCATTAAGAAACTTACTAACCTGAATATTGTAATCTCTTGGTAGGTCAGCAGTCATCAAACCAACAAGTGATGGGTCAAGACGTTCTAGTTTCTTAGCAAGACCAGAGAAATCTTCATAGATACGGCTGTAAGCCTTCTGGCTTGGTGGGAAATATGCAACCTTATCTCGTGCACCGCCAGTAAATAGACGGTCCATTGGGAAGTCAGCACCACCTGCAAGACGCATTTGCTTCTGGAATTCATCTTCTGCAAGAGTAGATGCCTGCATTTCAGTAAGAGGCTTACCAGTCTTAGGGTCTTTTTTAGCCTTGTACTTATCATACAACATATAGTAGTAATCAGAGAACAATGCATCTGGACGAGACTCAACATACTGAGGTGTACCAAGTAGGGAGAAGAACTGTGTACGGAATTTACGTAGGTAGATACTTTCTGTACCCTTACGGATACTCTCTTCTGTAGGTTTGGGTCCTATCTTCATCTCGTGAAGAATCTGTTGACGTGTCGCTTCAGATAATAGAGAGTTAACCCACATCTCATCTGTTGTGCTCTTATTGAGAGCAGTTGTTAGGTTACGTGCCCAAGCAGGTGTAAATGTACGACCTAGTTGAGTCTTTAAATCTGTTTCAATTCCAAATGGGAATAACTCATCATATGAATATCCAGGAATTCTTCCAACAGTTTTGTCAATAGACTTTTTAATTTCATCTTCGGTGCTTACTTTCCAAGATAAAGCACGCCCAATAGCAAGAGGTACTAGGTAGGATGGTCCAGGTAGGTTAGCAATAAAGTTAGTTGCACGAGAACTGATGACTACACCTTTGCCATCGTTTAAACCCATTTCCTTTGTACCAGGAATAAGCAGAAACTCAGCATCCATTGGGTTCTCAACTGGATTACCATACTTGTCAACACCAAATGAGTTATATAAACCGTAGTAACTGTTAAGGAATCCACCCATACGTCCAGGTTGCTTAACAGCAAACCCACCATAACGATAGATACCAGAAGCAGCAGCATTAGGGAACGTGGCTAAGGCTCTTGCAAGATATAAAGCACGTTGTTGACGTGGAATTGTATAAAACGTATTACTAATCCCCTCAACCATTTCAGCAGCAACTGATTGACGCATAGATAAAACTGTTGCAAGCGTTACTTCTTGCCCTTGGGCAACAAGCATATTTGCTTTTTCAGTCATACGCTTTTTAAAATCAATGGTTCCATAAACTTCACGAATTAAGTTTTCTGGAAGCAATAATGTTTTCCAAGCCTTTGCCATTGATGCATCAATTGCTTGATTAGTAGCCTTAACAAGATTAGTAGGATTTCCGTATGGAATATCTATTGGTTGAATACCAACCATCTGGTCTAACTTGTCACCAAGTAGTTGTTCTAGGTCAGTTTTCCTGACAGGACCTGCAGCGGCAAGTAGTTGTGCGTCCTTGGTTGGCAGGTAACGATTGACATATGAGAATGCTTCATCGACCATATCAGTCAACTGGTCAATTGGACGACCCATTGAACTTGCATAAGACTTACCTCGGTTACTAGCAGCCCAAGCAAGGATAGTTTCTCGTGAGTTACCAGCAAGAACCTGGTCAACTAGCATATCTCCACGCATAAAGTTATTGACTACATAAGCCAATTCGTCAAAGTATAAAGGGTCTGCGACGTTAGTAATAGTCTGTGGACCATTTCTAAAGATTGTATTAAACTTTGCTACAGTTGCCTTATTACCAAGAATTTCAATTGTTCTTGTGTTATTGCTTGAGATTTCACTAAAGTATCCATCGCCAAGATAATTACGATTACGCATAGAAGGCATTTCAATTGCTTGACCATTACTCAAAACAATTGTTTCCATCTCTGGAAGTAATGGTTTCTTCTCATAGCGACCTTCAGCAACAGAGAATATTTCTCCACGCTTCTTAATCTTAGGTCCAAGTTCTTCGAGAATCTCACCAATTTTTGCATACCTTGCCGCAATGATTGCATCTAGGTCGTTAATTTCAGGAGCAAGAGTATTGATAGTCTGAGATGCCTTAGCAATCAGTAGTTCTGCACTGCGAATCTCAGATGCGTAACGTGCAGCAAGGTTGGCTTCTGCTGATACTTTTGGGGCAGTAATCGCAGATGATGGAAGAATGTCTTTTGGATTGACGGTTCCTGGAATATAACCAGAACGGTCAGGTCTGATACTAGACTTGCCAGCAGATTTACCCTTACTTATTTGACTTTCAAAACCTCTTAATACTTTTATTGGTACTTCATCAATTCCAGCATCAATTGCTGCTGCAAGGCGGTGATTTCCTTCTGTTAAGTTTAAAAGTAAATTACCATTATTATCGACCCAATAATCAAGAATCAGTGGTTCGTTAAAACCCTTACCTGACTTTAAATCAGCAGTAATGTTTGAAATAGTGGTTAAACTTTCAGGGTAACCTTCTTCGCCCTTGCGATTAAACTCAAAATACTTTTTCAAAAAGTTTGTTTTTACAAGACCAACATATTCTTTGCCAGTTTCTGTGATGTTAGGATTCTTTTTAAGAACCTCATCAAATGTTGTTGGTGAAGTTTTTTCAATTTCTTTTCCAACAGACTTTAGGGTTTCTACTCTACGGCGCAAGTTGTACAAAGATGGCACATCAATAGGCTTACCGTATTCAACAGTGTATCTATTGAGTTTAGTTTCAAGGAAGTCAACCATCTTCTCTGCTGCACGCAGGTCTTCCTTGACAACATCTGCCCATTCACGCTTAGTTGCTGGAGATACTCCAACAACATTTTCAAATAATTGTTCATACTTAGCGTATGTGATATCTCGGTTAGTAACAGCAGTATTATACTGCTGTGACAAAGCCTTAATTTCTTTTTGAATCTCATTTTTTGCGTTAGGCAAAATAGTTTTAGACTTATCAATATTACGAATTACAAAATTTGCATTATTCTTAATAATCTGCTTAGCAGCAGCACCAAACATAGTAGTAACAAACTTGCTACCTTCAGCCATAGTTGCTGCAAGTAAAGGCTCAAAGATTGAGTTCTTTGGAATATAACTGAAACGATACAATGCTGAAAAAGAAAATGCTTTGTTACCAAGTTCAAATATGCCACGCATAGAATCGCGTGCTACACCACCTGCAGTCTGAATACCACCAGTTACTATGTTTTTCTCACGACTTGCAGCACGAGCAAGCATTCTGTCAAGTTCGCCAAACGGTAATGTAGGCATTGAGTTAGCAAGTTGAGCCTGAGTCTTAGGAGCAACTTGAAGTCTTGTACCGCTTGGGTCAAGTGCTGTACCCATACGCTTTAAGTCTCCGTGTACAGTGTATACGTCTTTCATTAGATTACTTACAAAAGTATCAATTACATTTGTGTCAGTAAATCCACGAGTAAATGCAATAGAGCGAGCAAGTTCAGTATTAAGGTTATTAATCATTGCAGCACGTTCGCCATCAGTTTTTGCCGATACAAATTTATCGATTACCTCAAGGCGATATTGCGATACAGTCATTGGTATGTTTTCGTGATTTACAATCATTTTATCGCCACGAGTAAACAAAGGAATATCATCAAATGTAGCAATGAGTTCGTCAATACCATTTTGAGGACGGATACCTGAGTTAGTAATAAAACCTTTAGGCATCATTGTTCCAAGTGTACGGATAAGAACCGTAGTTGGTCCATTAAGATATTTACTTTGCAGTACTGTCTGTGTAAATCCACCAACATTAGAAAAGTCGCGCTGTGCAACTGCTGCACCAATTTCTTGTTTTCGAGAACGTGCAGCAGCATATCCCTTGCGTCCAAGGATTGGCTCGACTGGCTTATAGTTCTTACCAAAAAACGTTGGCTCAGTTGATACAATTCCAGTATTTGGGTCTTCAACTTCCTTTAAGAAAGCATCATAAATCTCTTGGTGCTTAGGATTCTTTTTAATAGCATCATCAAATGCACCAAGTACACGAGCAGAATTTTCAGGCGTTAACTTTGGAAGTTGTCCAGTTGCAGCGTAGTTGCCTTGGATAACCAAGTTACCATCACCTAATACCCATAGGTCATCACGCATACCAGCAGAAGCCAAACGTTCAATTGCAGGCGCATAACCCTTACCTGCAAGAATAAAATCACGTACAACTTCTGGAGATTCTGTATCTTTGATAAGTTTAATTTTGTTTAGTGTGACTGTTGTATGATTTTTAAGAATTTCTTTAATTTCAATATCATTTTTAGATGCTGCAAGTTTTTCAATATCTTGTCCAAAGACAGTAAAGTTGCCCTCTGTCCCACCAGATTTACGGAACGCAATGTGCTGATTGATTAAATCTTCAACCTTGGGCATAGCATCTACATCACCAACACGGAAGCGTGTATTAAGACCAGCCTTTAATGCACTAGCACGGACACCTGCTGCAAGACCAGCGCCTGCAATATTGATTGCAATATTCTTGATTAGGAAATCGTTAGTTCCTGTAATCCATCTACCAAGAGTATTTTCTTCAAAGTTTTTTTGAATCTGGACATCATCCCATAGGTCAACGTCTGCAACATCAATCCCACCATTTTTAAGAATAAGACTTTCAAATGCACCTAGCGGTGAAATATTACTCTTAAGCATAGACACGCCAAGAGAAACCTTTTCGCTTCGCTCATACGCATCAATTACATCTGAGAACTGAAAACCTTTACCATACTCACCAGATTTGTACAAACGACTACTTGGGTCAGTAAGTAAAAATGCTGTTGAAATAGGACGAGCAATGATAGGACTAAATACATACTCTTCAGCCTTTTGAGCAGTATAGAGAACTGGGTCAACAACCTTTGCGGTGGTGTCTTGAACGGTAGAAAGCCCAGCCTTTTGCAAAGACTTTTGTGTTCCTGTTTCAGCAGCAATACCCGCCGCAGCGGCTGCCATTGGAGAACCCTTGAATGTTTGTGCAGCACCTAGTTGAGCACCAGATGTTGCTACATTACCAATTAAAGCGCCAGGAAGTGATGCAATTCCTTTGGCTGCGCCTTTGACGGAGTTGATAAAGTCTTCCCATAACGGCATTACTTCACCTCCGCTGCTGTAAATGTATCAGGGCTGCCACCTTGTACTTCATTACCAGTGATGGTAAGAATAAAGATATCTCTATCTTCGGGTGACTCCCAAGGAACCATTGCCAAAGGGATTGCTATTTCATAATTTTCATAACCTAGAGAGTTAGCAAACTTATCTAGATGGTCAAAAAAGTTATTTTCTACCCATCTCATTAAAGTATCTTGTTTTTCAGGTAGTTAACAAACTGCTTGTATGAATCAGGTGTACCTTGTAGACGAGTGGCATTCATTAAATCTGGAAGGTAACGCTTAATTAACGCTATATTCTCATCTTGATTAATTGTAGATGTCAAACGTGAAGGCAATGCATCTGAACCACGACCACGACCAATATCTACACCATCAGAGATTGGTAACATCTCTGTCGGTTCAGCGTCTAAAGGTACAAGACCAGACATTATTGAACCCATTGTGTCGGTAGGTGTCATTACTGGAGGAACTGGATTACCAGCCAAAGGTGCGCCCTCTTGTTGTGCCATAGTTGCAACTCCCGTTGAGCCTAAACTTTTCATACTTGGAATATACTTAGGTGCTTGCTTGCCAGTACCACCTGCTCCGCCTGTAGCAGAAATGTTTGCAGGGTTATTCTGAGGTGCAGTGGGGCGGTCTCCGCCTCTATTATCAGGTGTTGTAATCACTGGTTATCCTCTTCTTCTGTAAAAGTATCTTCAAGTTCGCTGTTGTACTCTTCGGCTAAGCGCATCATTCCCGCTGCATTCCAAGGAGTCATTGCTTCGCTTACTTCTGTATGAAGAAAGCGATTACCTTCGTAATCTGCCCATTCGGATATTAAAACCCAACCTGAAGCAATGTAGTTTTTACCAGTAGAATCAGTATCTACTAATAAACGTAGAGCATCATCTACTGCTTCGCGGAACTCTTCACTCATTTTTTGTACTGAGTTTCTAATATAAATGGTTCCGCTGTTTTGCTATCATTAAGTGCAGCAATAGATGCTGCTTGTTCTGGAGTGGCGCCTGCATAGAGTGCACCGAGAGCATAATCTCCACCAGTGCCTATACCGTAATATCCTGAATCACTACGAGAGACTGCAAAGTCGCTATCAATTTCAAAGATGTTTCCATTAAATGCTATTAACACATAAAGTTCAAACTCTTTGTCTGTCGACTTTGCGTCTAAAATACCAGAATCGGTCAGTTGTTGCTTAAGAGATGTAACAACCTTGTTGACCATAAACTGAAAAGGATTTTCTTTATCTTTAGCAATCGCTGTAGGTGGCTTCCAAGTATGCAAGATAACTTGCAGTGCTCGAACATCACCTGCTGCTCCAATAATAAAGTTTCCGTTAGTTATAACTTTAACCATATCTGGATGAGAATAAATCTTTGAGTCACCTACTACACGAGAATCGCCAAGAACAACACAGCGATTTGCGTATTCAACGCCAATAATTGTTGTCATTGTCCCCTACCTCAATTATCTACGTGCTACGGTTCTTACGCTTGCGTTTGCTTCTCCACCGCCAGTAAGGCTAGAGAGAATACTCATAATGTCTGGTGGTGCTTGCTCTGGTGGTGCAATTTCTGGTGCACCTTCTGGAGCAATAGCGCCTCCTGCTGGAACGCCTTCGGGAGCAGGGGACATTTGCTCAACCGCTTGTGGTGCCCCAGCAGGAGGAACTTGCTGCTGCGGAGCGAATGTGGCTTCAATTGCGTCCTCTAATGCTTGACCCTTTTGACGAGCCTTGATAACCGCAGCAATCTTACGTACTACCTCTGAAGCGTCCTGACCTTGTGTTGCCATTTGTGGGATGGCTTGTGTATAGGCAGTAAGCGAACCAAGTAATGCGGCACGCATATCTTCAATTTCAATCTTTTCAAGTTCTTGAGTTACGTTTACAGTAAATGGAAGTTCTCTCATAGCCATATCTCGGCTGATGAGTTTTCCTCCAAGTGCTTGAAGCATAAAGATAAGACCTTGCGCTGGGTTAAGACCAGCAAGCATACCGTAACGAACGTCAGCAGAATAATCATTCTTGATGTCCTTGGATGGCTTGTATTCAATTTCATATGGAGAACCAGAATCTACGCCTCGGATTGTTTTTTCTTCTGGATAAA